ACTTCCGCACTGAGGAAGGCCTACGTGTGGTGGAGCTCGCCACGGTGCTGGCCAGCGAGGCACTGGCGGTGAGCAAGGAGGTGATGCCCGGGGTGCTCGAGCTGCAGCGTTGGCTTACCAAGCTGGCACGCATCCAAATGCAAAAAGAGTTCCGCCCGCACTGGTACACACCGGACGGGCTGCTGGTCGAGGTGTTTCACAGCGTCACGACACTCGAGCAGATCAAGTTGGTGCTCACCAACCGAACAGTACGGATTGCAGCCAGGACAAACGAAGGGGCACCGATGGATCCACGCCGCTCAGCAGCAGGGATCGCGGCTCACTTTGTGCACAGTCAAGACGGGGCGTTCCTGCGCAAGTTCGTCAACCACTGGGCTGCCTATGGACACCCGATCAGCACGGTGCATGACTGCTTTGGCACGACTGTGGACAAGGTGGAAACGATGCGAAGTGAGCTGAACGACCAGTGGGCCAGGTTCTACAGCCAGGACTACCTGACGTTCCTGCAGGGCTACGTGGCAGCGCTGACGGAGCTGGAGGTGCCAGCTCCGCCGAAGGTGGGAGACCTGGACCGAAACGAGATCGGGGAGAATCCGTTCCTCTTTAGTTGACACCGTTTAACAGTCGCACTATCATCTGTCGGCCGGCGGCTGAGTGGTCAACACGCAGCTCACGTAAGCCCGGCGCATCCACGCATTTCAATTAACACGTGACAAACCTTTTGACGCCCATTGGACGAATCGTTTGGGGCAGCCTTGTCGAGCCTCGAGAGAACCAAGCCAACGGAGAAATGGAATGGGCTCTTGGTCTCGTCTGCTCCGAAGTGGAGTGCGAACCTATCTTCGCAGCGATCGAATCCGCACTAGCTGAAGCACGTGCCAAGGACTTGAAGTACCCGCGTGACAACAGCAAGCTCTACCTCCCCTTCCAGCCCGCGATGAAGAAAGGGGAAGACGGTGAGCTAGAGCCAGAAGAAGGCTTTGTGACCTTGAAGTTCAAGCGCAAGCGCATGATCCGCAAGCGTGGTGCCAGCGAGAAGACCACCAACACACCGCCCCGCATTTATGACAGCGACGGCAAGTTCGTTGAGCTTCCTGACGTGCCACGTGGCAGCCGCGGCAAGGCCGTCTTTGATATGTACACCTACAACACAGCGACGACAAAGGGTTTGTCATTCGGTTTGCGTGGTTTCCAGGTAGTGGAACTATTCGAGCGTGATGATTCCATCCCCGCTGTCGAAGGGGGCTGGCGAGCCGAAACCGAACTGGACCAACTGCTAGCTGCAGATGCTTGAGCATTTCAACCGGCACCGCCCACGCAGGAAGCCGGGTGAATACCGCTCAAAGCTCGAGGAACAAGTCGGCGCAGCGCTCACCAGCCAAGGCCTCGACTACCAGTACGAATCGGAAAAGTTCCGGTATGTGCTGCACAAGAAGTACACACCTGACTTTCGAGTTGGCAATGTGTACATCGAGGTCAAAGGCTGGTGGCCTCCTGCCGAACGCACCAAGTTCCTGGCTGTGATGCTCTCAAATCCTGGGCTACCAATCTTTGTGGCCTTGCAGCGCCCCTTTGCGACGCTGAACAAGAAGAGCAAAACAACCATCGCTGAGTGGTGCCAGAAGCATGGAATCGCCTGGTCTCCGATCCCCATCCCACTTGACTTCCTGGAACTATGGCTCCATGGACAGAGACCCACATTCCATGTCCCGCGCCCGACTGCGAAAGCAGCGACGGAGCAAGCGTCGATGACAAAGGAGTTATCCACTGTTTTGTATGCGATCGAAACCTCAACCCAGATGGAACTGAATGGCGACCAATGAAAACCAGTACACGCACGGCGGCCAGCTATCTGGACCGCGTGCGCAACGAGGCACCACTCAGCCTTAAAGACCTACCTCGCACTGATGAACCGCTTCGCCTGCGCAAAGGTGAGGCACTAGCGCTTGACTCACGCGGCATCCAGCAGCAGACATGCAAGCGCTACGACTACATCGTCGGTTCATACAACGGGCACGAAGCACAGTTCGCTAACTACAGAGATAGCGATGGTGCTGTAATTGCCCAACACATCCGCTACGGCGACAAGCAGTTCTCTTGGATCCGCCCCAAAGGCGCCAAGCTCCAGCTGTTTGGCCAGCACCTAGGCAGCGACGGCGTGCTCGTGATCACCGAAGGTGAGATCGACTGCATGAGCGTCTACCAAGTGATGCACGAGTGGGGCTTCCATCGGAAGTTCTGCGTGGTGTCCATCGCTGACGGTGCAGCCAGTGCCAAGAAGAACGTCACCGAGCAGCTGAGCTGGGTGTTGGGCTTCTCCCTTGTCGTGATCTTTATGGATCAGGACGAGCCAGGCACCAAGGCCGCCAACGCCCTAGCCGAGGTGATCGGCCACAAGGCAGCAGTCGTAGGCAACTTCCCCTACAAGGATGCCAACGAAGCGCTGCAGGCTGGCGACGACAAGGCTATCCGCGAGGCAATCCGTACTGCCAAACGGCACCGGCCCGACACCGTTGTTCACGCCCCGGATCTGCTCGAGAAGATCCTTAAGCCCGAGCATCGCTACGGCCTGCCCTACCCATGGGACGGCTGGAACACGATGACAGAAGGCATGAAAGCGGGGCAGCTGGTGATGGTTGCCGGCGGCACTGGCATCGGCAAGAGCCTGTTCACCCGCAGCATCTGCCTCAACCTGTGCAAACAAGGCGTCAAGTGCGCGTACATCGGGCTGGAGGAAAGCTGTGAGACCAGCCTTGAGCGGATGCTCAGCGAGGTGCTGGGCTACGCACCGGGCTTCCACCTGGATACAGCGGAGCAGCGGGCGCGCCGTGATCCAACGGTAATTGGCACTGCGCTCAACACCTTTGCCGACAACTTGTTCTTACTCGATCAGTTCGGAAGCGAAGACTTTGACCGTTTTGTTGCCACCGTTAAACATTACGTGCTTGGCGAACAATGCCAGGTTGTCTTTCTCGATCACTTCTCCTTGCTGGCTGATGGTATTTCCCTTAACACTGATCAGCGTCGGGCTATTGATAAGTGCATCAAAGATCTCAAGACGCTGTGCGTCGAGCTCAACTTCACGATGGTCGTCGTATGCCACCTCTCCCGAGGCAGTGGTATTGGCCCATCTCACGAAGAGGGAGGCGAACCGACTCTTGCGGAGCTTAGAGGAAGTCACTCACTAGCACAGATCCCAGACTTCGTGGTCATGCTTCAGCGCAATCCACGTGCTGAAGACAAGGTAGATGCCAACACAACGAATTGCTGGCTGAAGAAGAACCGAGTCAAAGGGGAGCTTGGTCTCATGTCCAGGTTGCAGTTCCTTGAATCCTGTCGCTTCCATGAAATCAAAACCCACTAACCCAATCATCAGCAATGAGGGGTATAACCCTCGCAACCGTGGCATCACCTTTTCAGACAATCCCAAGCACCCCTTATGGAAAGTCAAGATCGAGTTTCCAGCGATGAGGCCAATGACCGAATCAATCAAGGCGCCGACATACGTGTCTGCACTGGCATACGCAAGGCGTCGCTACCCAGATGCAAAAGCTGTGACATACCTGGGGAAGGCGGAACCCTAACCCAGGCACAGCAACAGGCCAACGACCTTCGTCCAATCGAGATGGAGTACCTCCGTGATCTACATGAACTTGCCATCCACAAGTTCAACGAATCCAAAGGTGATTTCCCCCTTGGCTTTTGGAACGGCTATGGCTGTGCCATCAAAGCCATCATTGAAAAACTACAACCACCACTATGAGATTCATCGAAAGATGCACCCAGGCTTATTGGGGGACAGACAACAATGATTACACCATTGATGCTGCTGATCGGATGCGGTGCGTGCTGTCTCTGGTTGCGCAGGAGATTGAGGCAATGGCGCCGTCGAAGACGATCGCCAAGATATGCCATCTCCAGTGCATGGAGATTGCAGACAAGATCAGAAGACTTCGTGATGAGTAAACAGGAACTCATGGTTGAGTGCATCCCTCGCGCTGGGTTCAACGACCTGTACATCGGCTACGCGGACGGCGCGTGCCAAACCTTTTACACACTCCAGGAACTGACCGAGTGGTTTGCCTCAAAAGGCGTACCCGAGGACGACGAACTCTGGACTGAACTCCACAAACTACAAGACTGATGACAACACCACCAAAGGCAAAGGCTCCCGTGCCTATTGACGTACCAAGAGATGCGATCGCTGATCTCTATCGTGCGGCAATCAAGCACATTCAAGACAATCGCGGCGGCCAGGCTGAAGTCTGGTGGGATGGTTACATCCGCGCACTTGAACACGTACTCGAAATGGATGGTCAGTGATCATGCCACTGAATCAGATGACACCAGACTGCCCTGGCTGCGGGGCATGGATCACAAAGGTGATCATGACCAAGTTCGATAGCACCTGCGAACACGTGGTAAGACGTCGCCACTGCGAATACTGTGGCCATCGTTTCTATACCAAGCAACATCACGAGACGTTGGTTGACGTCAAGTGGACTGGCGCAGGTAAGTGCACTATCCCCAGGGTCGTGAAAGATCTGCCCACCAAGTTCAAAGGCCACATCTCTGAGCCGCTGCCAACCAAGATCAAAGGGGGCCAAGCAGCGTGAAGATCATCCTTGATTCCGACATGCTCCTGTTCCGCGTGACAAGCGCGACAGAGGTGGAGATGGAGCTGGAGCCTGATGTATGGATCAGACACAGCGAGCTACCTGAGGCCCGCGAGGCGTATTGGACGGCAGTGGATCAGTGGTGCGAGATGTACGGCTGCACGTTGGACGACGTGCTGCATTGCTTCACCGATCGCAGCACGTTCAGAAAGCGCATTGACCCTGGCTACAAAGCAAACCGCAAAGGGAAGCCCAAGCCCCTGGGGTACGGCGGCCTTAAGAACCAGTTGCTGCAGGAGGATGGCGCTTGGTTGCATCGGGAGATCGAGGCGGATGATCTCATTGGGATCTTCGCCACGATGCCTGACCTGCAATCAGAAGGCGTGGTGATCGCATCGGGGGATAAAGACCTGCTGCAAATTGCTGGGGAACACGTCTGGTTTGACACCGGCAAGGAGCCGACTGAGGAACCAGGTTTAAATGTCACGTACCGTGACGGCT